GCCAATAATGGCTCGGTAGTTCAGTCTGGCAGAACGTTGGTCTCCAAAACCAAATGTCGGAGGTTCAAATCCTTCCCGGGTCGCCATTTTATTGCCAGCGAGACTTGGTAGTCAGAGAGTCCTTATAAGACTTTTAGCGCCAGATTAGCGTTCTTGAGAAGGTTCGATTCCTTCCGCTGGTACCATAATGTGAGGGTGGCAGAGAGGCCCAATGCAAGAGTCTGCAAAACTCTAAAACCGTCGGTTCGAATCCGACTCCTCACTCCATGTATTGCGACTGTGGAGAAACTGGTATACTCACAAGACTTAAAATCTTGCGCCGTAAGGCATGGCGGTTCGACCCCGCCCAGTCGCACCAATTATATACCCCGGTGGCGCAATTGGTAGACGCACTCTCCTCAGAAGGGAGCTGTTGAAGGTTCAAATCCTTCCCGGGGCACCACGATACGGAGGATTGGCAGAGTGGCCGATTGCGTCAGTCTTGAAAACTGAAGGCCGGAAACGGTCCGTGAGTTCGAATCTCACATCCTCCTCCAAATACGGTCCGTAGCTCAGTGGAAGAGTTCTGGTCTTCGAAACCAGCAGTCGGGAGTTCGAATCTCTCCGGACCGGCCAATATAGCTGTTGACACAGTATCATAAAGACTATATAATATACTTTGTTAGCAAGAGTTATGCCCCGATGATGGAATTGGTAGACATGTCGGTCTTAGAAGCCGATGCCGTAAGGCGTAGGAGTTCAAGTCTCCTTTGGGGCACCAAATTAGAAGGATAGTTGGCCGAGTGGTTAAGGCAACGGTTTGCTAAACCGTCGTTCCGAAAGGGGCGCATAGGTTCGAATCCTATACTATCCGCCAAGACATTAAAAGGAACTGTATGAAAGCATCAAGCACATTTAAGTTAAGCAAGCAGGCAAAACGTAGTCTAGCATTGGGTCAATGGAAAGACAAAGATCAGCGTGACTCATGGCGTCGTAATATGATTCAAGCAGAATTAGCAGCCGCAGTACCGTCTAGAGCACCAAAACAGAAAGACGGCAACAGAGGTTAAGTTTTTTGGGGGTTTAGCTCATTTGGTAGAGCAATTGCTTTGCAAGCAATAGGCGAGGAGTTCGAATCTCCTAACCTCCACCAAATAACATAAGAGGAACATATGGCAAAAAATTTACAACGTAAGAAACCTGGCTTCACAAAGGCAGGAGAGATCAAGGTAGTTTCATTAAATATTCCGCAGTTGTTAGTTGCTCGAGAAAAATCCAGTAAGAAAAAACTCATTGCTAAAATCAACAGTCGTTTAACACGATTAGGTTATGTTGCTCCTGCGGCAGTAGAAGAAGCAGTAGCAGAGTAAAGTATTATGCCCCTTTAGCTCATCCGGTAGAGCAACTGATTTGTAATCAGTAGGTGGTCTGTTCGAGTCGGACAAGGGGCACCAAAATATTCCGATTGAGCAATCTAGGTGAAGGCGGCGGACTGTTAATCCGTGAAGCCTGGTTCGAATCCAGGAATCGGAGCCAATAACACCAAAATGTCTTGACACAGACACAAAATAGTGTTATAATAGTTTTGTTCGGTAGCAATGCTGAACCGGTGAAGTAAAAGGTAGACGAGGATAGACACACAGGTTTAAGCGTCATGCTTACTCCAAACTTACAATCCAACTGAAAATTGGAACGTGTTTATGTGAGCCGATCCCTAATAGAATGTCATTTGTTAATCGGAAATATATGGACCTCTGTGTATTGTTATTTGCACCGTGTCAAAGAAAGACTACAACTCTTTCGTTGTTCATTGTCCGGTCTATTACTTGACCTTTTACCGACCCGTCACTTACAACTTAAAGGATTAGACATGGCCAGGATTACATCGCAAAAAGCAGCAACAGCAGTAGGTGGATTATTTGACCTAGTATTGATTGCCAGTCAACGTGCTAGAGAAATCAAAAGAGGATCACCCACTAAGGCAGAACCTGGACATGGGCATGTTGTTTCAGCACTGAAAGAAATTGAAAACGGTGACTACACCAAAGAAGATTATCTAAAAACACTCGTAGGAAAACGTAAATGAATATCACACTTCGCAAGGCCAATGCTGTACAAAACAGCATCAACGACACAGTAAAAAATATCCGAGTTGACCTCACTGTTGAGATCAACGAGTTTCAAACAGTTGAGGACACACTCAGCAAGGTCAACAATGAATTGATCGCCAATGACGGTCGTAGGCAGAACTTGACTATGGCTTTGTACAACATCCGAGCCCTAGTAGGCACTGCCAATGCAGCCAGCGGCATTGACACTGCACTGGCTAAGGCAGCGTTTATTGACAAGCGTATCGGTCAGCTTGAACAGTTAGCCAATGGCCCAGAAATCACTCCGCTGGAAGTGATCAAAGGCAAGTTGGAAAAGATCAAGAATGACAAAGGTGACAACACTCGTCGTAGTATTTACGGTTACAGCGATACTGTCAGCACTGGTATTCTAAGCAAAGAACAAATTGCTCAGGCAAAAACAGAGATTCTAAATCTCAAGAAACAGAAACAAAAACTCAATGACGAGATTCTTGAGCTCAACATCAAAACCGAAATTCCACTCGGTGATGACACAGTAGCAACTCTGCAAGCAGAAGGCCTGATCTAACAGACCCCGGTTTACACTTTGCCGTTAATAAAAGTGGGGCAGGTAGTCTCCAGAACTACCGGGTGCTTAAGATCTACCTTTCATTCTCCAGGTCGGAGAGCGTGAAAAAATCTTAGGTGGACAACTACAGTCCTGCCAAAATACTAAAACGTGTGGACAGGGTAACAACTCAGTCTAGGGCTCTGTGGTGGAGTGGCTAGACATTTTAATTAAGTGTTATCAAGGTATCGTGTATAGACGTATACACTATGCGGGCCTAACTGGCGAGGGACAGGTCCTAATATAACTGCTTAGTCGCTTTGGATGGGAAGCACCCAACTCCTAAATCGAGCAGATAGCACTTAATTAAAATCTATCGCGGGATAGAGAAACGGTATCTCGACAGTCTCATAAGCTGTAGTTCCTGGTTCGATTCCGGGTCCCGCAACCAATTATAACCAAAGGTAAACATGAGTAAAAATGATCAAGCTGAAGTAGATGCAGCCGTAGCAGAGTTTTTGGCCAATGGTGGCAAGATCACACAATGTGAGTATGGTGTCAGTGGTCGTGCAGATGGTGCCAGCTACAGTCAGTGGTCAAAGAAAAAGCCTTCGACTTCACCTTTGGCCAAGCCTCCAGAAGAGGACGAGTAAATAGTTTTATGCGGGACTAGTTTAATGGTAAAACAGCAGATTTCCAATCTTCGGTTAGGAGTTCGATTCTCCTGTCCCGCTCCAAGGATATAATGTTAAAAGTAATCGATCAAGATGCAGTATTCCGTAAGTTTGATTTTAGTTCCGTAATCACAGAACAAGACAATCAAGAAGCTTGTGGTATAATTAAACAGATCGTTGCTGACGGTAATTACTTTACCAATAGTCCTAAATTTCAAACCAAAGAAAACATATTTGCACGAAGTGAGTCCATATGGGTCAAGTATCGTATGAGCTTTCTCATGAGTGTGTTCATGTATCTAGGTCGTGAAGTTAAAGTCAGTAATATGATGGCCTGGAGTTTTATGACAAATCTCGAGGGTGCCGAAAATCGAGACAATCTTTGGCATAACCACTGGCATCCACAAAATCCCAATGCTCGAATGATGAGTGGAATTTTCTATCTACATATTCCTAAAGATGTCAAGGATCGAGATTATTGTGGCACAGAAATGGCACCAAACGGCATTGAAGGTGATGATAAGTTTTTTGTTCGACCCACAGACGGTAATTGGTTAATATATCCCGGCAATCAGTGGCATCGTCCTGGTATTGTACAAAGTCATGATTATAGATTTATCTTAGCTGTTGACGTAGAATACGTTCTGTAGTATAATAAGATTAACTGGCTGTAGTACAAGGGATAGTACAGTAGCCTTCTAAGCTATTGATCCAGGTTCGAGTCCTGGCAGCCGGGCCACACAACACGGCCTCACCCAATGAGACATAGTACTTACGGTGAGGTTTTTCTTTGGTTGACATTTTGGTAAAAAGATGTTATAATATTATTATAAGGAGTTAGAAATGCCGTGGATTGAAAATGTAGCCGCCGCTGATATCCCAACGGGATTTCATCACGATGCTGGCCCTAATAGTATGTTGATCAGCATTGTTGATCCAGCCAGCTGGAGACCCGAAGCCAAGCATCAATTTAAAGAGCGTCATAACTTTGAATTCCTTGACATTGAACAGGACGACTTTGCCCTTGACGAAGCAATGCGATGTAGTCAAGAACAGGCTGATGAACTTGTACGATTACTACAACACGCATTAGAAAATCGTATGAATGTAGTCGTACACTGTATGGCAGGAATTTGTCGTAGCGGAGCTGTTACAGAAGTTGGAGTTATGCTGGGATTTAACGATACTGAAAAGTTTCGTAGTCCTAACTTGTTAGTAAAGCATCGTATGATGAAGGCCTTGGGTTGGACCTACGATGAAAATGAAAAGCCAAACATTGACGATTGGCGAACTTTTAAAAACGATTTATAAGAAAGGAGGGCATGATGCCTAGTGTATTTTTAGTAAGCGACACACATTTCGGACACACCGGCGTCTGCCGCTTCACACGTAACGATGGTGTTACAAAACTTCGCCCATGGGACAGTCCTGAGGAAATGGACGAAGCAATGATTGCAGCGTGGAACGACCGAGTCAAGCCCACGGACAAGGTGTATCACCTTGGCGATGTGGTTATAAACCGCAAGGCGCTAAAAACTCTGTCCCGCTTAAACGGGGACAAGGTGCTTATCCGTGGCAACCACGATATTTTCCGTGATGACGAGTATCGCGAATACTTTCGTGAATTGCGGGCTTACCATGTTATGAACGGTATGATCTTAAGTCATATTCCGGTGCATAGTGATAGCTTAGGCAGATTTGGTGTTAACATTCACGGACACACTCACGCAAATCGTGTGCGTAAGGCCCGTGGAGTTGATGCTAGAACTGGTGAAATTTTATACAGTGATGAGCCCGATGTTCGGTATCATTGCGTATGTGTAGAACAAACACCAGACTTTGCACCCATACTGTTTGAAGATGTTATCAAACGCATTGAAGCAGAGGGCGGCGTGGTGGGATTTAAGAACGGAAACGGTCCTACAATGTAAGACAGGTGTCGACAAGAGATAATCTTGTCGACATCAAATATAAGAGTTGAAAACTGGATAAGACAGTAAAAACTTTTTTACATCCTGATACTCAGCTTCGATCGGAAATCCTAAACTTAAAATAAATCTAGGCTGATCATTATAGTTTATAACAGAATGTTGGATAGTTGTATTAAGTAATACTGGTCGTTTAGGAACATAGTTACAGACTTTAATATCGTATCTTATTCTGTCAATACCATATTCTTTGTTTCTATACAACACTAAACTATTTGGAGCTTCTCTTAATAAAAAATTAAGAGAAACTTTTCGACCTAAATCTCGATGCCAGTCGTAAGTGGTCATTGGATTATTTTTAAAATAATGTGTTTTGATAGGTCCAAATTCTTTAGCTAGATCTTGACAAAATTTTGTTTGAAAAAATCTAGATCGAGAAACTATACTTGTAATAGCAAGAGACTCAGCAGTTTCTTCTTTGGGAATTTCTGGATACTGAGCATTAATACCTGCTTGACAAATAATGTCATCCAAATCAGGTAAATTATTTAGATATGTAAAGCAATCATCTAGCATAGATATATTTATTTGATCCAAAATTTCTCAAGTTAAATGTTGAAAGATTGACATTATTGGTATTTTATGTTATAATATAATATGTTAAACAGAAAGGATGTCAAATGAAATTTCTTATAATTTTAATTCTTACCTTTAGCGCAGTTATTGCGAAAGCAAATGACGTTGAAAGTAGCTGGAACAAGGCTCAAGTCTTTGTACCAGGCAACACAGCGTCTGTTACTGTAAATGATATAAAACCTAATCAAAATTATCCTGTTGTTGTCTATTTGCATGGCTGCACAGGAATTGTCAATTGGCACGATCATGATTGGGGTATTACTCTTTCACAAAACGGGTTTATTGTTATAATGCCAGATAGTATGGCTAGAGCCGATAGGATACCAAACTGTGATCCAGTAGCAAAAAGAGGAGGACTGTTCCCTCAAGCACATGACTACAGACAACAAGAAATTACCTATGCATTAGAACAGATTCAAAAAAGCAGTTGGGCTAATAAGAATAAAATATTCTTAGTAGGGCATAGCGAAGGTGGTACTGCTGTCGCACGTTCTGAGCACAAGGGAACCCAAGCTAATGTAATTTTAGCTTGGACTTGTGCTTGGAGAGGAGATAGATTTATGGCTGGGATCCATTCTCCAAAAGATGTACCGGTTCTTGCGATAGCTGCGAAAAAAGATGAGTGGCGAGTTGGTAAGATCACTGAAGGTAGATGTGCTGATAATGCCAACGGTAGGAAAGTAACGCAGATTGATTTAGATGGTTCTATACATGCTACTACAAAATATCCAGAATCAAAACCTGCGGTCTTAAATTTCTTAAAAAATGTTGACAAGACAACTGGTCAATAAATACAAATCTGTGTTTTTATAAAAATGCAGTGCTTGATATGGATCAAAAAATTATGCCAAAAAGAATACTCATTATGGGATTGCCTGGTTCAGGTAAAACCTATTTTGCAGAAAGATTAAAAAAATATATAGAACAACACGGCGAAACTAAAAATCTTGCTTCAGCGGAGATGTTGCCCGTCACGGACTTCAACGCTACGGTGACCTGGTTCAATGCCGACGATGTACGACGCAAATACAACGACTGGGACTTTTCAAAGGAAGGACGCATACGTCAAAGTATTCGTATGCTGGAGTTTGCATTAACAGCCAACACCGATTATGTAATCTGTGACTTTGTGGCACCTTTAGTAGAAATGCGCAACAATTTCAAGGCCGATTGGACCATCTGGATGGATACTATTGATGCCGGACGATATGAAGACACTAACAAAGCCTTCGTTCCGCCAGCTGTATATGATTTTCGTATTACAGAACAAAATGCCGAACGTTGGGTTGAATTCGTTGGCGATCATATTCTTGATGAACGCAGACGACCGACTTTTAATTGGCAGAAAGAAACAGTGCAGATGCTAGGACGTTGGCAACCGTGGCATGCTGGACATCGTGCATTATTTGAACGTGCAATCTCTAAAACAGGTCAAGTTGTAATACAACTTCGTGATTGTCAAGGTTGGCAAGGATCTAATCCATTTGCCATTGAGCAGGTTAAGGAATACATTCGTCGAGATCTCGATTCTCTTTATCAAGGGCAATATGAGATTCAGGTTGTTCCTAACATTGTTAATATAACCTATGGTCGCGATGTTGGATACAAAATAGAACAGGAAGTATTTGACGATTCAATTCATTCAATTTCTGCTACTAAAATAAGAAAGAGTCTTGGTCTTGAGTGATACCAATAAACGGAGTTTGATTAAAACAGTAACTTGGCGAGTTACTGGATCATCAGCAACATTTTTAATTGCATACATTATGACCGGCAATTTTGCTATTGCCGGAATAATTGGTATAGTGCAGTTAATATCTAATAGTATTCTATATTTTATTCACGAAAGAGTGTGGAATCAAAT